GTCGTTTATTTCCGTTAAAAAAGCTGAAGCTAATGGTTCAGTAATGGGAGTATGTTTGGAAAACGGTACATCAATTACTGATGCTGCTGGTAAAGAACAAAAACAGGAGAAGGTCAAAGTTGCTTTGGCTGGAATTTGTGAGGCCGCTGTAGAAGGGAAAAATGCTGCTGGTAACTCTGCAATTGCTGCTGGAGATTATCTGTGTCAAGGTGCGGTAGCTGGTGTGCTTTATAAGTTTACCCCTGGTACTGACGCTGTTCCACACGCAATCGCTATGGATGATGTTGCTTCTGCTGCTGCCGCAGCAAATGTGACAGTTATTATGCTAAAAGCATTTTAAGGTCCATACAGGCTTAAGTGAATTGGGAGGGGTTGTGCAGACTCCCTCCCTTTTTTTTTACTTTATTGTTTAATAGGAGGAACGTTATGGCAAATCTAACTGCATTAAGAGAAAAGATAAAGAATATTACAGATTATTCACCAGAGTTACAACAATTTAACGACCAGTTAGATGAGTTGATTAACGACGCATACTACCAGATATGGACACACAAGCGTTGGAACTTTGCAACAAAACTAATTGACTGGCCTTTCTTGATTGATATGACACCAAGAAGAGACCAAGACACAGTAGGGGCAGCAAATGTAAATGCTGCTGTTACAGAAGGTTCTCGCTTGGTAACCTTTAGTGGGTCAATGGACAGATTAGGCGAATACGCAGACTTATGGGAAGGGCAACCAATTGAGATACAAGGATACGAGTATAAAATTAGCGTGGTGGTTTCTGATAGCCGTGTTATGCTAGACAGAAAGTTTTTTGGAACTACAAAGACAGATGATGAAACTTGGAAGATTAAGAAGCGTTGGTATAATTTACCTGAAGATTGTTTAGAACTACTATACATAGGACACAGAGACTATCCATACATTAGCGTAACAGGCACTACACCGCCTTATGGAAAGCAGACAGGGTTAATGCCTAGGCGAGAGGAAGAATACGGCTTACGGGCTGATTATGCGATGAATTACGCTGAAGCATATATACCTTCTCCAACAGAGAATATACCTGCTGGGGAAAAATTAGAAGTAGCAGGTTCTCCTGAAGCCATTACAGGAGACTTAACAAACAACAGATACTTTGAGTTTTGTTGGGCATTTCTAAAAGAAGGAAAGGTTGGGCCACTGTCTGAACCTAAAATATATCAAAATACTGGTAATGACCCAGCAGCAAGACTATCGTTCTTTGCTTGGGATGAACAGGCACTATACTGTAAAGCATTTGCAGAGACAGATGATTCCCCAGCACAATGGGAAGGGTTCGATAAAAAGATTTATTTTAATAAAAATCTTGACCCAGACACAGGAGAAAGAACAGGGTTGCCTTGTTGGATTGAGGTAGTTAATGCACAGACAATTACAGCAGGTCGTCCTGACCCTGACTACATTAAACCAGTTGTCGTGCCACATACAAGCACCTACGTTGATGTTCGCTACTTATCACAACTTGATAATGGTTCTCGTCGATACATAGAGGTTGATGGTTCTCATCAGCGTATTAGACCTTATCCTCGTGTAGATGGATTTGATGTAGAAATACCAGAAAAGTTTAATACTGCTGTTCCTCCTGTAAAGATACAAAAACACGACTATGTCAAAACAGGTATTATGAGATATTACAAGAAGCCATTAGACCTTTTGCTTCCAACTGATTCTCCTGAAATGCCTTATGAGTTTCATCAACTCATTGTTTATAAAGCATTAGAAATAATTTATTTAAAATTAGGTGATGCATCAATGGCTGGTGTATATGAAAAGAAATATGAAAAAGCAATTAAAGAACTAGAGAAACGCTATGTGGATAAGGTTGATGTGCAACCTATTCGTTCTCAATTCGGTTTGCCAAGAAGCTTTAGAGGATATACCAGTTCAGACTTAAAACACGGTGGATAAAATATGAAGGGCAACAAAACACAATATATACCTTGCGGTGGGGTTGATACGCAAATTATTACACCAGCCTCATCAGCATCAGCCATATTTAATATGCGTTGGGACAATAACCTTGGTTGTTGGCGTAGTGATATGGGCTTTAAGCCTTGGTGGTATCCACCAACTGGAATAACTTATTCAGGAGTAGGAAAAAATTATGAAATATTCGACCAATACGCAGAAAGTATCTACTTCTGGGAAAAACCCAATAGTGGAGAGACATATCATTTTGCTGCTATGTCTGATGGCAGCCTTTATGTTATACTTGGAAACAAAGGAACAGGTTCTGGAAACATCACTGATACCCAATACGTGCAAGACTGGTACAAAATAGGCGATGTATCTACAAGAAAACAGCAGAACGCCGGCGTTCAGTTTATTCCTTTTGGTAAAAAATTATTAATTATTGACGGTGTATCTCAAATGATTTGGTTCGAAGGAGTTGATAGAAGCAGAAACTTCTCGTTTCAGTTCCCTACACCTAAACTTGATGTATTAGATATACAACCAGATTACCAACAAGGAGAACCATTAGAAGGTTATGGAACAGGCGCACCCTTCTTTTCAGACAATGAAGTGTTTGGATTAGGAGATACAGCAGGAGACCCTAACTATTATGAGTATGCTTTTGCTTATGTAACGGAAGATGGTGCTATTTCGCCTATCTCTGGACGTAGTAGTGTATCTTGGCAAGTCCCACAAACCAGTGCAGAAGAATACAAGTATGGTGTCTGTATGTCTTTACCTATCTGCCCAGAAGGTTGTGCAAGTAGATACATATACAGAACAAAAAATATTAAGACAGATTTAACCTCTGGTGCTTCTCATCAACTGTTTTTCCTAAAAGAAATAAAAGAGAACGCAAGTAATTTCTACATTGATTATTTCGAAGACGGTAATCTAACACAACAAGCGGAAACATTTTCCTCAATACAAATCAATGCAAGTTGGAAATACGGAGAAAACTGGAACGGAAGACTATGGTTGGCTAATGACGATAGAATTATTTATTCAGCAACAGGTATTCCAGAACAGTTTGGTGCTGCTAGTTACTTTGATTTAGGTAACACTATTGGCGGAAAGATTACAAAACTTAAGAGTTTTTACAACAATCTAATCGTTTTTCGTGAAAACGCTATAAATATAATAACTTTAACACAGGGAGGTGGATTTGGAATTAGTATTTTATCAAGCAATATTGGAACTCGTGCCTCAAATGCTATTGCACTGGCCCCAGAAGTGGGAGTTATATTTCCAAATGAAGATGGTATATGGTCAGTTGCTGGAACTAATGAAGGTGGAGACACTTTAAGAATAGAAAAAATGTCTGACCCAATCGACGATGAGTGGAAAACTGCAAACAAATCCAGTATGGAAACAATGTTCGCATCATACTCTATGAAAGAACGTGAATATTGGCTACATTATCCAGCGTATTTTAACACCAAGCCCACGCAAGGACTTGTCCTACACACTAACAAGGCCCCAAAGACTTGGTCGTTTAGAAAGCCAATAAACGCCATAAATGAGAAACTTTGGTGGTTCTCTGCTATGACTACAGATAAGGAAGGAAATTTTATTTTTGCTTCTGTTCCAAGCTGGACAAACAACTTTGCTGTAAATAGTAAAACACAAATGATGTGTCACTTCCACGTATGGTGTCCTGCAAGTCATCACGGAGTAACTGGAACTGTAACAGCGGTTGATGCTGAACAGAACCCTACATTTTCTGTATCTCCAGTAAATAAATTAAATGGTAAGTGGGTGTCAAGTTGGATTGACTTTCCTGAAGGTGCTACACGCATATATTCCGTAGAGGTAGAATTGATTGCTTTAGGTGCAAATAGTATGAAATTACGCTACCAGACTGATTATAAACCAAATATATACGAGGTATCAGGAGTTTCGATGACTGAAACTAAAGTTGTCTTTACAAAAGACGAACCTCCTATCGGTATTTCTTCTACAGCAGTAAACCCAGAGAAAATATCTAAAAATCTTTTCCAAGTAGGTGGAGGTGCAGCAGTTGGAAGTAGCGGGCTTGTGTCTAATAGAAAGGTGCGTATTCGTTTCGATGTAAATACAAACCTGTCAAACCAATTTAAGTTTGAGTTAGAAGGTGACAATAACCAACCAATCACTCTTGTTGCTTACAAATTAAATCTTCGTAATGAGGATGTTCCAAGACTTAACCAGAATAGTAGAACACAGAGAGGGCAATCCAGATGAAAAAGTTTCCAATTTATAAACAAACAAATAATCAAATTGTTAATACTGAAACAGTCCAAGACAATAACTTACACATTGGTGGCGAGTTAAATGGTGGATTGGATAGTGCTAATATGCCTCGTCAAGGTTTAGATTATAAAAATTTTGTTGCACCTCGCACAACCGAGGTAGCACAAGCAAACCTAACAACAGTAACTTGGACAGGCGAATCACAAAAATATAAAGAAGTTCGTAGATGGAACTGGGAACACGGTAGTCCTGCTGACTGGGATGAACAACTTATGACGATTGACTTAAAGACTGTTGATTGGAATAAAGGTTGGAACGACTTGCGAGAGTACTCTGGCTGGGATAATTTCCAACTTGATATGGATACATACGAAGGTTTTCTCAACGGACACGTAAATATAGATTATCACCACGGATACAATACGGTA